TTGTCATCATAGTAATTCTTGTTCATCATGGTGTCTGCTTTTTTTACCGCTCGTTTCATCAACTGAGGACTTAGTTCATCTAATTGATCTTGATTGCCTTTTAATTCTTCGCTAACCGGAGCATCTAAGTCACGCATTTTTTGCATTAATTCGTTAAAGTTCATTTTGTTTTTCCTTTAGCAGAACCTATTGGACTTGTGCCAGCACTTGGTTTAGCTTGATCTTGTGCTTTTTCTTTAGGTGCCTTTTTTGCTAGGATAGCATCGTTTACACCTTTGTATTGTACTTGTTCTTTTCTAATCTTTGCTAGGTCTTTAAGAAAGTTACTAACGCCCTTATCACCTACAGTATTTTGATTGTTTTCTTTTTTATAGTCTTGTGTCAACAATGATTTAGCATCATCTTCGTCAAGATGTTCTGCATTTAATTCTGCTTCTGCATCTTCTGCAGGGCTACGAACTTTAATACGTTCAGCAGTAAGGCCAGTTTGTTCTAACATATAGTTTGTTAACACTGCACTAGTAGTAGGATATTCTAATTCAACATCAAAAATACTAACTTGTGAGTTTTCCATAGTAGGAAAGTCACGAAGTTTAGCTTGGATAGGGGTAGTCTTAGTCTTTGTAAACTTAGCTACTTGATATTTTTGTAAAGCAGTTTCCATAACATCTTCGCAGTTCTCTGGAAGATCTCCGGCGATTTTAATTTTAAAAGAGTATTTCTTCTCTTCTTTGCTTTCCATTAAGTATTCTGTAAACGATTTCATATTGAAGTCCCGATGTATTATTTATTCATATTTTTTAGTTTTTCGATCAAACTGTTGCGATCTGATACAATCACACCAGTGCCAGTAACATCTATACCGCCGTCACTATCTCCTGCATCTTGATCAAGTTTTTGTTTCTTAAGTTGCAGTTCGATCATTTTAAGTTTTTTATCAATTTTTGCAGCCTTTGCATCAATAGCATTTTTAAGCATGCCGCCAGCTACTTCAAAAATACGTCCGCTATAACGTGCTTCTACATTCATACCTAGATCCATGAGATCATCATATGCGTCTGTGGCACGTTGAGCAAGGGCATCAAACTCACTATCGCTAGCATCGCCTAGACCCTTAACTGCTGGCAATGCAGCAGAGATTTTGTCAAATTCGCTCATATCACGAAGAAACGGTTGTGCTACTTCGTCAGCTTTTTCTTTCTCAGCTTTTTTAATAGTTTTTTTACTTTCGGGTAAGTTTAGAATTTCTTCAAGTTTTTTCATAATAATACTTATCTCACTTTGCCATTGTGGAATAAGTCTTGTTCATTTAGTACTCTAAATTTAATACCTTGTTTTGCGCACCATTCGTATGCTGCTCGCCACTTTACTTGATTCTTTGCAAACTGCAATTGATTGTGTTTATTCTTACCTACTTTTTCAAATATTGTTTGATTTTGTGGTTTTACTTCAATTAGTTCAACTTGCATTTTACCCTTAGCATCTGCATATTGTATGAAAAAATCAGGTACATAGACAGTGCCTTTACCGGTAAACGGATCTTTGTAGGGGATCTTAATTGCTTCACTGGCCCATTTCATTATGCGAGGATCTTGGTCACAGAATCGCATAAAATGCCATTCCCAAGAGCTGCGGTATGTTGGGAGTTTATTTCCTACATACTTGTCTGGGTTAGTTATTGTGAATTTACCTTGAGCAAATCGACTCATTACGGTTTAATATTTCGACTTTCTATGGTTTCTTCTGTTTGTAAAATTTTGAAACCTAGCGCCGAAGATTTCTCTCGGTATATGTTTAATACTTCAGTAACAACTTGACTTAGTTGCACATCAGTAAGACCTTTTAGTGTATCTAATAATTGAAATACTGGGATGTTATCTATGCGTGCCTGATTCAATAATACAATACTTGTACTTTTTGCAGCTTCTTCTTGAAATCCGCGTTTTAAAAAATATCCTAAAACTGCATCAATTTGATTACTGGGAAATGTGACTTGATGTTGAAAATATCGATCAAAAAAACTTTTAACTTGATCGGCACTATCATTGCTAGTAGTTACCCTAGGTAAATTTATAGTAGTACTCATTATGGTCCTAAATCACGTGGAGCTGCTATCGTCTTAGTTATTCCGCCATCGCCTAATGGGAATGAAAAATTAGTTAATCCGCTAATAGGTTGGTTAACAATTGATCTAGCACCAATCACTGCTGCATTATATCCTGCTGTGCTTAATTCATTTCGTACAGCAGCTATATTAAGATTTTTAGCACTATTGTAAGTGTTAATGGCTTGGGTACCAGTTCTTAATATATCATTAATAGTTACGCTACTTGGATCAGATAACATACTAGACACTGCGCCAAATACTGATTCAGCACCTGCTAGTACACCGGCTGGTCCAAAAAGATTATTACTAGATCCGCCTGCTAATTTTAACGGGCTAGGCAATGTATCATAGTGATCTTCTGCAAATCCCGGAGGATTACCTTGCCTAACATATCCAGTATCGTATGATACTGCTTCGTATGCTAGCGTCATGGTTTGTTCAGCCGGAACACTCGACCCATAATCTAAGGAATCATGATTCCATGCAGTAATGACCGGATTTACTAGAGTATAGCTGGCATATTGTTTATTGGCCATTTGATAAATGGTGATCTTTTGAAAAAATGGTACACTGCTATTATTGTCAAATCCGTATGGAGTGGTAATAAAAGACGATCCAGCCATTGCTGTTCTATTATATGATCCTGCACGTTTAGCCACTGTAGAATCTGCATAATAATATGCAAAATAATTTTCCCATAGCTGGCGTGTTACCCCTAATCGATCATCGTGAAATGATATGGTAATTGGAGAATAGTCAACTTTGTTTTGTACAATCTTTTTTCTATTGTACTGATTTAATACTTCTGTGGCAATAGTAAACTTAGGCAGTTCACATTTCTTAACCAGCATGTTAATTTCGTTTCTGTGACGATAATCAAAATTTAAACTTTTTAATGCTCTAGTATCAATACTAAAAGACACATGATAGTTAAACTTACTCTTAGGCGCCAGTCTAAAACTATCATCAGAAAACATCCTTGCCGCATGACGAAAGTCTGCAACATTGCCCTTAGGATTTGATACGTCAGTTATAAACTGACCAATTGATTTACTTGCCATAACAATATTTAGCCAATTAAATTAACTGGGTATATTACCTAACCACAAAAAAAGCAACCGAAGTTGCTTTTTTGTACTTATTAAGTAAATTACTTAACGCCAGTAGCTAGTGTACTTAGACCAGACCAACCGACATTAGTGCCAACGCCTGTACCTTGAGCTGTTTGCTGTGCATTATCAAACTTAATTGCTAATGTAATAGTAGAAGCTTCGTTAGCATTGTATGCTACGTTGTTGTAGTTTGCTGACTTTAAGTAACAGCCATATAGTTCCCATGTTTCTAGAACATTAGGAGTAAATGCACCGTTACCGCCGTCTAAAATTTCACAAACTGTAACAAACTTATAGTCAACAGCAGATGCTGCAGATGACATTTCGAAGAAGTCAAATTGTTTCTGTAGTTGTTCACCTACTAGTTTTGTTACATGACCGTTAGCGTCATCACGAACGTTTAGAGTAGCGTCACTCCATGTATGCTTACCAGCCATGAAGATCTTGCTGTTGTATGTATCTAGTGTGATATCATCAAAAGTGATAGTAGGACGAGTAAAGTCTACTACCATTTTAGTGATTTCAGTAGTATTGCCGCCAACACCAAAGTTTTGTAAAGTAACGCGGAAACGATACTTTAACTTTGGCATCAACATACCCTGGTTCTGTGGAGAACCAGCTAGTGGTACTGAAAATTTGTTTAGTGTTGCGATTGCCATATTATAGCTCCTGTATAGTATTTATAGGATTAACCTAATGCGGCGATTTCGCCAGTATTTTTCAAGCGTAATGGAATGTAGATAAATTCAATTGCCTTAACCGGCTCAATCGCAATATCAATCCATAGTTCGTTACGATCAACTCTTGATGGTGTATTATTAGAATCGTCGCAAACTACTACGTAATCATACAATGCACGTTGACCAACTAGTTCAAGCATCAATCCATCAACTGCGTTCTTGATCTGGTCTCTAGTTACCTTGTCGTTTGGCTCAAAGATGTATGGCTTAGCTAGTGCGCTTAGTTGTCTACGTAAGTAGCAAACTAGACGTGCTACGTTAATACGATCTAAGCTACTTGCTGCGCGAGCACGTGTCTTTTGACCATAGTTAACTAGGCCTGTACCTGTTAAGAATGTAATAGGATTAATCTTTGCTTCATATAATGTATCACGTTGTCCAGTGTTTAGTGCAACTGATTTAAACTCGCCTTCACCGCTGATATAACCAACTGCTGTTGCGTTAGTAATACCACCACGACGTACACCTGCTGGTGCAAACCATGGATAAGCAACTTGGTCGTTTAGAGCAATAGTTCTTAAGATCATGTGGCTTGGAGGAACAGCAACATTGTTACCAAAGTTGTCGCTTGTGTAACCCCACGGATAGAACATGCCCATGTACTCGTCAAAGCTGGTTGCACCAATATCATTATCTTCTAATGCACCGTTTGCATTGTTGCCCCATGCTAGTAAGCTAGTTGCATCGCTAGTTAATCTAGCTGGTGTATCACCAACTACAAATGCAGTTAAGCCACGATCGTAGTTTAGACTAATCAACTCACCAATTAGCTCAGGGTAACCTGGGCAAGCAATCAAGTTAAACACTCGACCTTCTTCATCACGGATTTGTTGGTTACTGTTAACTGTTGCTTGTAGAGCTTGCACAACTACTACACGTTGAGCTTTACGCCCAAATGTACCGGAACCGTCGGCTTGATTGGCACTTTCAGTTACCCAACGATGTGGATAGTAAAGAGCCATTGATGCGCCACCTTGACGACCGTTGTCGCCAGCTAGGTCAACATAGTTGCGTACAAATTTCTTAACGTTAAATCCTGAACGACGTAGATTCCATAGCAACATACCTTTTGGATATAGTGCAGGATCTGGAGCATCGAAGTCTAAGAAAGCACTGTCTAGCAATTCAACAATAGTTGAGTCTGGGGCAGATGTAGCCGAGCCACCATTTGCGCCTGCTCGAGCATCTGCAAATAGTACGCCATCTTCTGTTGATTGATCAGTTTTGTCGACTAGTACCCAACGCTGTCCCACTGCTAAATCTGCATTATATTTGTAGATAGTTGGGAAGTTTTCAATGTCACTAGTATCAATCCATAGATCGCCAGTAACTAACGCTGATTCATCACTTTGCATATCAGGCTTAGTAGCACTTACAATAGGACCTGCTGGATCTGTACCAGCAACACTAGCGTAACCAACCCATGTAGTACCATCATGAATCATAATGTCAATTTCGTCAATTACTGAACTGTACCATAATGCGCCATCTGCTGCCAATGCCATAGGAGCATCCATACCTGCTGTGTAGCTTAATGGTGCCCATAATGAAGCAATATACTTTTGAGAACCAAGTGAAATCATATTAGCTGCAACACCAAGGCCTGATTCAGGTATAAATCCTGTGCTATTGTACCATGTGTCCTCAAATGCCATTTCGCCGCCTTTAGAATGAGTAATCACTATGCGGTTTTGACTGTCGATCGACGCTTGCACATTAGTAAGACCAGCGGCGTTAATTGCACTAGCAATAAGGTCAGCATCAGCAAGGCCTTTTCCAGCACCAGTAGCAACAGTATTAAACTCAACTGTTGTTGCACCAGAGATAGTAGCTGAACCAACTGTACTTTCTTTAATAGTAAATCTATAACCTTCGGCGCCATCAAATGTTGTATCAGTAATTACAGCTGAAGTAATAGTAGTTGCTCCGCTCGCCTTACGACGATATACCGTAAAGTCTGCTTCTGCTGTATCGGCACTGTACGAATTAGACTGTGTAAACAATGTACCAACTGCTAGATTTAATCCGCCGCCTGCAGAATCTAATGCATTTAATGCTGCTGATGCTGTTGAATATATAGGAGCTTCTGCTGCTTCCCATAGTGCAGTGCCTGCATTAAAACGCTTGACTCTCCAACGTGCGCCACCGTTAGGTTCAGTAGTCTTGATCCAAACAGACCCAGTAGCAGCAACGTTTCCTACATTAGAAGCATGTTTCCATTGAGGAACTGCGGTATGCTTGTCAATTGCCAGTTTAGGTGCTTGGTAGTAACCAGCTGTCAATCCAAGAGCAGTTAGAGACTGCTCAATTGGTATTGTTGAGCCAAGGGGTGCGCCAAGGGTTTGTGCTAAATGTACTTCAACACCTGATGAGTAAATTTGAATTTTGTTGCCAGTTGTTGATTTAGATGCACTAATACCAACAATACTTGCATTGTTGATATCTTCAACTACTCCGTCGATACCGCTAGCACCGCCTGCGCTAATAGTAATAGTGTTATCGTTGATATAAAATACTGAACCATCAGTAGCTGATCCAAACGCATTACCTACTACTGTGGGAATACTTGTTTGCCAATCATTGCTACCAACTTTATTCCAGTCGCCTGTAGTATTTTTATGGAATATAGATACTGGAGTTTGTGTAGCATCAACTGCATAATCACCGATTGCACCAACTGAGGTCTTTGGCACATCACCGTCGATCTTGTTTGTGTCAGTGATAACAATTGGAGTCTTCTTGACAAACATTTGACCGCCAGCTGTTGCTGGTGCATCGTTCCATTCAAAAATACCAA